GTCTTGATACTAATACTGTATATTTCTCGATTGTAGATGGTCTCCCTGGTAACCAAATTCAGGTGGCCCAGTCATTTAACGATTCATTGTCTGGTAACAAAATCACCATCAATAACCTCGGTGACACACTATTTGTAGAAAGTAGAGTAAGTGATAAGGATCCTGGTGATGTAGGTCACCCAGTTCAATACGATACTCCACAAAGTCAGTGGTTCGTTAACGTATCGTCCGCATCTACTGAGAATAACTTATACGCTAAATTGACGAGTGGTGGTTTAGGTGATGCGTCACCAAGAACATTCTTCACCAGAACACAAGATACTAGAAAGTCGGAAGATAGAATCCATAAAGTAAGATTTGTCATTCCTAAGACTGTAGGTACTGAAGCAGCAAGACCACCTCTGGATGGTTATGTTCTTCAGGAGTCTTCACATGTAACTGGTAATAACAATACTGAGGTTCAACTAGACTTTAACCCTGGTTCAGTTACGATGAGCAATGACGCTCAGATGAGAAACTTTAGTTTCATTGCCAATGTAGACTATAAGGCTGGTATCGCATATTATACTACTGAACTACCTCATGGTCTATCGATTGGTTCTACTGTCATTGTTGAAAATGTTACAAGTACTGCACATCCTACCGCTGGTGTAGGACAATCCGGTTTTAATGGAACATATGAGGTATCAGGTATCTCTAGTTCTAAGACATTCCAGGTCAATCAAATTTATGCCAACCCTGGTTCATTTACTAACGATACGTCACAAAGAAATACCTCCCTTCCAACCTTCCAAAGAAAGTCATTTGTCAAAGATTACTATGTTTATAACGTAGAAACCATCAATGACTACAAGAATGGGGAGCAGGATGGTATCTATTACATGTCCCTGTTGAATGCAAATGTGACACCAACTGTTGCACCATTTAATGAAAATCGTTATGAGTTCTCTCAACCAGTTCAGTTCCTCTATCCCCAATTAGATAGAGACAATCCTGTTTCCACATCACCATCATCAGATTGTTATGCATTACCTAATCCTGTAGGTAGAACCGTCATTAACAATCCTGTCAACAGTTTGACGGGTGAGACACTAGAGGAAATCTATACTGACACAGGTATTGGTGTAGGTCTGACTGATATTAGAAGTAATACTGTTGGTACAGCATATACCGTCTTTACAGCATATGACCACGGACTGAATAGAATTACAAAGGCAGTTATCGATAACGCAGGTGGTGGTTATGGTGATGGTTCAAATACCATCCAATACTATTATAATGCTAGACTTGAGAATCTAGGTTCTGGTTCTATTGGTAGAAACGCCACTGCATTGGTAACCGTTGACGGAACATCATCTGGTGAAATCATCGATATCGCTATCATGGATGGTGGTACTGCATGGGCACCTGGTGACACATTCTCCGTTGTTGGTATCGCAACAACCACTGGTAACACTCTTGCCACTGGTTCTGTCACTAGAATCCTGGATAACAGAGGAGATGTCATCAACATCGCTGGTATTAACCAGTTTGATGGTAGAAAGATGAACTCGGAGTATAGAATTACTGGTGTCTCTGGTATTAAAGAAGTAGAGGTTGTTCCTCTGGCTCCGGAAAATACACCGGTAAGACCGGGTATTGCCACTCAAGGTATCGGTATTGCTGCTGCCTCTCCTGCTGGTTTCTCTGTTATTGGTCCATCTTACGATGCAACCAACTTTGTTTATGATAGAAACAGTGGTATCGCCACAGTTACTACTGAATATCCTAACAGTTTCAGGGTCAATAATGCAGTCCGAGTTGCTGGTGCTGCTGCCACATTCTACAACAGAAACTTTGCTTGTGTGGATAAGATTGGACTTTCTACTGTTGTTCTTAATGTTGGTATCAATACTGTCACTGAGACAATTGGACCTGTTGGAAACATCACAATTCACAGTGGTGGTCTCTACAACAATGCAGGTGAGAGTATCCTTGGTAATGGTAGACTTCATGGTAGGGAACAACCCATCTATGCTGGTATCACGACCACGTTATCCGCTGCTGTTACCAGTAAGACTACAGACAACCTGAATATCTCCAATATGACTGATTATAATTTCCTGATTGGAGATTACTTACAAGTCAATGATGAGATTATGAGAATTAAAACGACTGTAAGTCGTGTTGCTGGAACAACACAGGTCAAGGTATTCAGAGGTGTATATGGTACAATTGCCAATACTCATCTTGAAAACAGTGTTGTAACTAGAATTAGGTTGTATCCAATCGAGTTTAGAAGGAACTCTATCATTAGAGCATCGGGTCATACTTTTGAATACATTGGTTACGGTCCTGGTAACTATTCTACAGCTCTACCAATCAAACAGACCAAACAGTTGACACTGGAAGAACAAATTAACGTTCAGGCACAAAGAATGTCTGGTGGTGTTGTCAACTACACTGCCATGAATGATAGGGGTGACTTCTACGTTGGTAACAAGAGAATTGCTTCTACCACTGGTAAAGAACAAGTCTTTGATACTCCGGTTCAAACGGTCCAGGGTGAAGACCCCTACACTGAAGGAACTAGTGATGATGTAACTGACTTCAATTATGTTGACTCATCTATTGTTCAGGTCAATAGAAACGTGGTGGTTGATGGTGGTGGAGACGGTAACATTCTGTCTGAGTTCAATGGTCCTGTACAATTCACGAAGAAAGTTGTAAGTACATCTGAGGAGGGAATGGAAGCAAGTAGTCTGTTCCTACAAGGTAATGCTCAGGTATCCAGAAAGATTACCGTTGGTATCTCTACTCCTTCAGAGGCAGGAACACCCGGTGATATTGTTTACAACGCCAACCCCACTTCAGGGGGTACAGTTGGTTGGGTTTATACCACAGCTAATGTCTGGAAGGAATTCGGAACGATTGCCAGTTGATAAATAAAAATAACATAAACTGACCTGGTAGATAAATGGCAATTGATAAGGATTTTGTCATCAAGAGTGGCTTACAAGTCAACGAGAACCTGATTTATGCTGATCCCGATACCGACAAAGTTGGTCTCGGGACTACTACTGCTGACAAAAGGTTAGTTGTAATCGGTGACCAAGAAACTAGTGGTAGTCTGGCAGTAGGAACTACCGTTAGTGCTCAAAGACTAGTTACAACTGGTTTTACCACAGCAATTGGTGGTGTTGATGTAGGTATTGCAGGTACTATTTTTAGTACGAGATACGATGCAACAGATATTGATGGTCCTGCTGCAGGTATTAATACAGCAGACCCAAGATACACTTTAGAAGTAATCGGACCTGTATCGATTGGTGATACAGCAGGATATATCTTTGGTGACCTGACTGTAACTGGAAACATCAGAGGCTCATCACTGTCTGGTCAGATTGCTGCTGGTGGTACAGTTGGATTTACTAATGTAACCGTAGATAATACTTTAGACGCAAATAACGAGAGTGTATATACACTATTCAGACTTCAAGAATTTGGTGGAGATAGATTTAGGTTCCTAACGGCAGGTGACCCTCCTGGTATTGGTTTCACTCAGAACCAAGATGACCCCATGATTTATGTGGTAAGGGGTCAAACTTACGTGTTTGATGTTGATAGTGGTGGCTTCCCATTCGCTATTAAGACACAACCCACTGCTGACCTTAACAACATCTATGATGATGGTGTGACTGGTAACCAAGTCCAGGTTGGTATTGTTACATTTAAGGTTCCTTTCAACGCCCCTAACGAACTATTCTATCAAGCAACTAACACTGCTGGTATGGGTGGTACTATTATCGTCACCAACGATGGTAAAGGTATTAATGTTGCTATCGCTACAGTCACTCAATTTATTGATGCAACGAGTGCTCAGGCAGACTTTGAGAACATCTATGTCTCTGGTATTGGTACAATTCAAAACCTGAAGGGACCAAACTTCAGTGTCAGTGCTGGTATTCTAACTGTAAGACAAGACCAAACTGCATTGATTGGTGTATCTACTGGTACAGACTTTGTAAGTGTCCAAGAGAAGAGTGATAACGTAAATTATCAGGTACCATTTACTCCTACTCTGGGTATTGGTTCTAACTATCAAAACATCTTTGTTGATAGTGAAGATGGTCAGATGATGTATAATCCATCGACCAACTATCTGACTGTCAATAGAGTATTTGGTAATCTGTCTGGTATTGCAACTGGTGCAGACAACATCAATATTGATAGTAAGGCAGACAGTACAAACTATCAAATTACTTTCAGTGACCCTGGGTTATATGGTTATGAGAGACAGTATATCGATAGTCAGAGTGATAGATTTGTTTATAACCCATCTACCAATACTCTTGAGGTAACTAATATTACTGCCACAACTGTAACAGCTGGTCTGGCTGGTACAGCAACGAGGGCTGACTTCCTCAATATTGACGCAAACAGTAATACCACTAACTTCCAAGTTGTCTTTAGTGATGCTGGTGGAACTGATTACCAAAGACTTTATATTGACGGAACTTCCACTGACTTTACCTATAATCCCAGTACCAATACTTTAACTGCTGGTAATCTGGCAGGTAGAGGTGATAATCTGACAAATCTTGACGCGTCAAATCTGTCACAAGGCACTGTTAATAATGATAGACTGATTAAAGCTTCTACTACGGTCCAGGGTATTGTACAATTAGATAGTACCTATCCACCTACTAGCTCATCAGTTACGGAGACCGCAACTACTAGTGTCAGTAGTCAGTTATATACTGCATTGACTGGTGTTATTCCTTCAGGAACAGTCATGCTGTTCTATCAGTCTGCTGCTCCTACAGGTTGGACAAAGATTACCAATCAAGACAATAAGGCCTTAAGAGTTGTGTCTGGAGCCGGTGGTGGTACTGGTGGTAGCAGTTCCTTTACAGCTACATTTGCAAGTAGTAGAACTGTTCCTCTACCTCAACACAATCACAACGCTAGTTCTGGTAATCAGAGTAATAACCATTCACACTCAGGAAGTTCGGGTGGAGAAAGCTCAAGTCATTCACATAGTGGTAGTGCCAGTGATGGTGGCTTCCATGGTCATGGTGTAAATGACCCCGGCCACGCCCATAATTATAGTGCCCCGCGGGGTAGTGTTGAGTATGGTGATAGAGGTTCTGAAGCTAGTTCAGACCGAAGTTCAACGAGATCCACCGATAGTCGTGGTACTGGTATTTCTATTGCGGGAAATGGAACTCACAATCATTCTGTGAATGTAGGAAGTAATGACCGTGGTCACACCCATTCTGTTTCTGTAGGAACCAACAACGCAAGTCATAATCATAGCATTACGACTGATAATGACGGAGTATCAGGTGCTAATATGAACTTCAGTGTTCAGTATATTGATGTAATTATTTGTTCTAAAGACAACTATTGAGGAGGTAAAGTGTTCATAGGAGAATGGGGCGACAACTGACCGTTTGACATTCCACTCTCTAACCCTTTGATATAAAGTTGTTGATTTATTTGATTTGCTTGGACTACATCATTTCTAAAACTTTCTACAGCAGCACCAGTTTGATTTGACTTTTGTGCAATCTCTACAGCCATCATTGGCATCCATGAAACGGCACATTTCCACTCATCTACTTCTTGACCTGTGTTTGGATTTGTACCACGAACCTGAGTGTACCATGCACATTTATGACCAACACACTTTTTCTTAATCAAGGGACAAAACTCACCGTCCTTCATCGTGTTAAATACTCAGTTATCTGAAAATATTTATCCACACCATATTATAAATACAACTAACGGAAGAAGCATTATAGGTAATGTCATTACTTAGGGCCGACAAGATTGCCAATAGGTTTAATAA